ACTTGGCTTGAAGCCGAGAAAGCCTTAAATTCAGTTATGAAGATTGACCAAAGAACTCAATCTTTTGATATTGATTTGCAAGCCATGTATAGATACATGGTGGAAAATTTTATTGAAAAGACTGAACCATCACTTTCCACACTCGATATGCTGCGATTAAGTCCGTATGTCGGGAATCAGTTAAAAGAAATCCTGCCTAATCCAATGGCGATGATGCAGGAGGATGAAGAAAAAAACGAATAATTAGAGATGCTGTAAAGGGTAAGGAAGCAGACCCTAAAACATTATCTTTAATTACAGTTTATTCTTTGTCTAAAGCCCTAGCCATAAGCCCTCTCGAAATATATAAAATGCCAGTATCATTAGTAAAAGATTTGTTATCGGTACACATTACTTTTGAAACATTAAAAGCAGAAGAAATGGATAAAATGCAAAAAGATATGGAGAGGAAGAGTCGTGCCAGATGAATTGACCGATGTTATTAAAGACTTGAATACTCTTCGTTCTGGCACAATAAAAGCAGGTATAGAATTTAAAGGCTTTACTAAGAAAATTACGGAAGTAGCCGCAGGTACAGACGGCGCAAGTAAGGCTTGGACTACATTTAGTCGTTTAGTTTCAGGTACTCCTTTATGGAAGGTACAGAATCAATTAAGAGCATACCTTTCTATTTTAGCAGGTTTTGAAAATCGTTCCAACGCCAATGCAAAGGCTATGGATAAAGAGGCAAAACAGACGATAGAAAAAATAAAAGGGTATAAAGAACTAAATAAAATCATGAGTGCTGTCACTAAAAATGAGAAAAATTTATTGACAATGCAAGGTGATAGAAAAAACCTTGAAGAAAGAAGAGATAATCAAGAAATAATTATGCTTACTGCTCAAGACCGTTATATTGACTTACAAAAAGAAATAATTAAATTAGAATCTCTTTACAGCCAGAATGCACTTACTACATCTACTTTAGTAATAGAAACGCAAAAATTGAATAAAGAGATGGCAAAGCAACAAGAGATAATTAATACAAGCAAAGAAAAATTTAGTAATTTAAAATCAGTTATTGATGATGTTGGAGAAGCAAATATAGAAGCGTTAAAAAACACAGCAGCATATCAACAAGTATTATTAGCAACAGGAAGCGAAGAAAAGGCTATGGCTCGTTCTATTGGTTTCTTTAAAGAAAGAAATAAATTAGTTCTCAAAGAAGAACAGACCTTAATAAAACAAACAAAGTTAGCATATGCTTATGATAAAACTAGGATTAAAGAGGCAAAGGCATTATCAAAACTACAAGGAAAAGGAAGAATCGGTCAATTTTTTGCTGGAAGAAGTGAAAGAAAAAGTATGCGAAAAGACCAATCTACGGCACTTAAAACGGCAAAAGGAGATGCAGGTTCGGCCATTTATGGTGGCGTAAAAGAAAACCTCAAGAATGCTAAAATGTTATTAGCACCATTATTAGTCGTCACAAAATCAGCAAAGGCTATTTATTCTGCGGTTAATCCAATGTCTTCAGGTGCTAAGAAATTTAGAACAAAAATGTATAAACTAATCGAAAGACTACAACCGATATTTTCTCTAGTATTTAAATATCTAATTATGGGAATGTTAGCAATAGCAGGTTTCTTTGTTATACTAATGTTTATGAAAAGATACTATGCAATATTACAAGAATTTGGAGTTATAGATGAAATTAAAGAATTAGGAAAGTTAGCATTTGATTTCATAAAAACTGGATGGAAAGCAATAAGCGCATTCATATCAGGCGACTATCAAAAAGCACTTGACCATTTAACTGTGTTTGTTGATAAAGGGATTGTTCTTTTAATTAAAACAGGTAAAGTCTTAGCGAAGATGGCTTTCCTTGCATTAGTCACAGGTTTTGAATTGCTTATGGATGCGGTCTATAAATTCTATAAAGACCCCGCATTTAGAAAACAAGTTATGGGAATACTGATGAAGGTCGGTTTAATTGTAGCAGGTTTCATTATAGTTCAATTTTTAATTGGTGTTGCCTTAACTGTCGCCGCCGCATTTGCATTACCCTTATTATTGGGCGTTGTTATCCTTGCCGCACTTTATACTGTGGCTAGATGGTTGGATAATAAGTTTGGTGATTATTACCAAAATATAGAAGATACAATATATACAATATTTAATATGGTATATACAGTATTCAATGATGCCTACAATGCTATTATTTATATCAAAGATGGAATTGTTGATAAAGTTATAGAAGCATATCAAATCCTCAAAGACTTTTATAGTTTCGGAGAAAGGAAAGAAAAGGCTAAGGCTTGGATGAAATCAATAGCAGATAAGGTATATGAAAAAGTATTAGGGATTTATAATTTCCTTACTGCTAAGAAGATTCGAGAAAAGGTTCAAGCAGGAAGAGATAGATACAATGCTATCAAAAATAGTTTTACAGAAAAAGGAATCGAACAAACATTTAGAAATTCATATGAAAGGGGAATGCTAAGTAAATTACCAAAGTTTGCTAACGGTGGAACTTCAAGGGGCGGCATGGCGTTAGTAGGAGAATTAGGGCCAGAATTGGTTAGATTAAATAGTGGCGATAATGTATTCAGTAATGCTCAATCAAGAAATATGGTAGGAAATACTAACATAAATATTACAATTAACGCTAAAGATACTTCCAAAGCAGAAATGCGTCGTATTGCTAATGAATTAGGAAGCATGATTAACAATAAGATGAACCGAACAGGTGCTACTCGAACAATGAGATGATATTATGGGCTATGTATATTTAAAAACTCAAGCATATACAGGTACTAACTTGTCAATTAACACTATTCCTTTAGATGTTTCAAGTGTTGGAATTAGCGTGACTAAAACAATTCCAGCATTCCCTGTTCCATTATCCGGTGTAGCCGCAGGTGAATCAATTACTGCGGCTTTGGATTTAGGAATGGCAACGAAGGGTATTTCTTTAACAGGCACAATTACTGATACTTCAATTACAAAAACAATTAATGGAGTAAATACAACATTAACATTTACAGCGCACGAAGTTGCACAAATGATAGCGGCTGGTGTTGATTCGACAGGTTTTGCTAAAAACCAAGCCTTTTCCGAATTGGTTATTTTAATGCCATCATTTGTTGATAGTAACTATTCGGCAAGAAGTGGGATAGATATAAACGATAGAAGCACAGGAACTTTAATTCCATTAACATTCGGTTCAAGAGGTGGGGCAAATTCAAAAGATAATAGAGGCGTACCAACCCCATTTTCAATATTCCCAGATTCTTCAACTGATTTAGGACTCACAGGATTCGTTAGAAGTTTTACAAGTAATTTTGAAGCAGAATCCTTTGACTTATCTTTTACTTTAGAATTTGAAGTTGCCAGCGTTGTTCCTTGAGGTGATTAAATGTACGATGTATTAACAGGAAAACAAAGAGCATTAGTGTTCCCTGTTATGGGTAATGGATTTGTTAAAATTGATTACTCGGATAATGTTCCAGATTCAACAGATGATATTGGTTATGGTATTTGGTCGCATAGCGGTGACTTTACATTCGAGGCTATTGTGACTCCTTATGATATTAACGGGGCTTCCGATTTAGAATTGGACGGAAGAACATTAACTGCATCAAAGAAAATTATGCCTAATAATGTAAATGAAAGCACCTTGACTAACTACCAAAGTAATCTATATTTATCTGGGTCAAATAGAGTTTCGCACGAAATGAGAATTTTTTCTAGCACTAATTTTTATATTTCATTAAAAAATGGTACAGTTCGTACCCACAATCAACCAGCAGAATATCATATTCTAGTTGGTATTAAACTTAGCAGTGGTGCAGTTCAAGAGTTTATAACTACTTCTCCGGTTATACTTCCAACCAACACTAGGTCTTGGATTTATTCAAGTATAGGTGAATTAACGGCTACTGGATTAAATGAAGAAGGAAGAGTTGAATATGAATTATGTACTGCTATACGAGGAAGTGGCTTTTCTTCGGGTGATTCAGTTGTGCCGGTCACGGCTTTTTTAACTGATGGAGAAGCACCCGCACAAAGAGGTCAAGAACTCTTCGTCAGAAATGGCTTTACATACACCTCTATTGGCACTGTGGCTAGCGTCAGTGCCTCGGCTAATACCCTCACGCTATTTGCTAATTATGTAGGGGATTTGCCAGACACAACTCAAATTTTTAAGCGCACTTATCTCGACCCAACCTATGTTGAAAATTCATTTCATATCGCTTGTACCTACGATGAAACTGCTAAAAATTTAAATATCTATCTTAATGGCTTATTGGTTAAGACTGGAACTCACGCACAGTCCGGTACATTTTCATTTGAAGATGAAGATTTATTTATTGGTGCAACCGGCGGTGGTGCAACGGGAGTTGATTCAGCAGCAACTAATAAACAATTTATGGGAGAAATGCATGAAATGTGTTTAACATCTGTTATTCGTAGAAGGTTCCCATCTATTACTTCTTTGCATCCTAATTACAACGATACATTATTTTACTTTAGATTTGAGGAAGTGGACCTATGACATTAGATTTATTCGCAACAGGCTCCACTAGTGCATATAATTTTGATGTTCCTACAAATCCCAAAATGACTACACAATCAACATTTGGCGCAGGAACAGATGTATTATATTCCGCTATATACACAGATGATAGCGAAGAAACTGTCATAAACGAAATAGTAAGTAGTGCCACACTGCAAGCAGAATATGAAAACCTATCAGTGACAAAGGGATTTAATATTCATTGTTTCGATACTGTTTCTTCAGTGGGAAAGGACTTATCATCCATAGCATCTACAATAGATGATTACTATTACTTTGTTTTAATTCATTCCGACAACCATCTTAAACACCACTTTGCTAGAATTACAGAAATTAAAACTAGTGATGTATTAGGTGACTCCTTTGACTTTGAGCCAAAATTAGGAAATGAAATAGCACAAGGAACTAAGTTCAAGTTATTCAAAGGACCAGCAACTTCTTCTAAAGGAGTTGCCTTTTCAGCAGGTATTAAATTAGAATTACAAAACGAACTACAAGTGGCAAGACCACACTTTTGGTTTGTTAATGATTCTTTAGATAAAAAAAATCAATTAGACCACAATACAAAATACTTTGCTAGAATGGAAAAATTTGGTGATGGTTCTAGCGTCACGATGGATGGTGCAGAAAAAGTCACATTTGTGACAGTCACAGACTATGCACAAAAAGTAATAGATTACAGTAAGTATTCTTTAAATGCTTCTATAACAGATGTTCTTAGAACTAAGGATGCAATAGCAACTTATGTTAGCAACGAAGGCATTACATTAGCATCTCAAAACGATGCTGATTATGATTTGTTTGCCCCTAACGCTGTAAGAGATACAGACGACACTATAACATCAACAAGTGCTTATGTCACAAAAGGACCAAAAAGATATTTACATTATGATTATTCCCCGAACAAAAACAATTCTAATATTAATGTTATTGATTTAGAAGTTCAAGAATCTATTGGTGATAAAGCGAGTTATGTTGATTTACAAATCTCCGACCCTTATCGTATTCTATCAAAGAAAATAAACAACTATGATGCCTTGCGGATAAGGCAGATGATTCATAGAGGTGACTTTAATGATTGGGTTTCTTTCGGAGCAACGATAGATTCATTTACTTCTGAAAATGTCAGCAATCAATCTTTATACGCTATCAAAACTCCTGTTGATTTAAGAGATTATATTAATAATGGGGATGAGGTTTTGATTAACTCAAGAGTTATGATTGCTGTTGATGTTGGGGCCGCAGGTATTAGATTTAGAAAATACAGTCGCTTAGAAACAGAAGCCTCCTTCTCCCATTCAACTTCCTTAACAAGTATTGCAGAAGACACAATAATTTATAGAAGAGCATGGAATACAACAGACGGTACTCTTTTGACTGGAATGAGAATGATTGATGGTAGGCAAGACAGTTTATCTGTTTCTTTAATCAGTAACGAGTTCTCCCAATTAGAAGCAACAGTTACTTCTTATGTTTCTCAAACCGGACTACTAACTTTATCTTTATTTAATCAAGGCTATGATACTAAAACAGCATTGGACAAAATGACTGGACAATATATAATTTACAATGAAAAACTGAATGGTAGGATTACAAACCTCAAACAAGAAAAGATTGATGGAGGGGCTACTGTTATGAGCATTAATGGTGCTGATAAACTCAAAGAATTACTTGACCCAATTATAGAAAAAAATACATTGTTCTCAAAAGATATTGTGTATTCAACAGACAGCCCGTACAACAAAGTCACAGCATTAGGAGCAAACGCAACAACCGTCTTTACAAACAGTGCTTTAACTTTAAGTGGTAGCACTACATTAGTCACTGGGGATAAGATATTTGCTAAGACAACTAGTGGCTCAATGGTATATCTTGGAGAAATATCTTCCGGTGGAACAGGAACTTCCTTTTCATTTACTAATACTTGTAAAGGGGAAGTTAGTACTAAAGCAGCGTATAAAGCATCAACAAAATATACGGTATTCAATAAAGCATTATCTTCTAATTCATTTGTTTCTTCTGCTACTAGTCTTTATGGTACTGCTAACAAAGGGCTTTTCTTTGAAAGTGGAACTACCTTAGTAAATGGCGTCGAAACTGTTTCTCTTCCACCATCTTCTATAAATACTACTAATCCAAACTCAAGAGGATATTACTTAAGTGAAGCAAAGAACATGAAATCAGATAATCTCTTCCAAGCAAGATTAGATGATAATGCTTCAAGTAAATCATATTCCACCTTTGATACAGTTAATACACTTATTGATTTTAATATTCTTTCTATTCAAGAAGTAGAAGGAAACCAAGTTATTGAAATTGCTCCACACATTCCATTAACATTGGGAAGAGTTGATGTTAATTTTGCAAATACACAAGATACTAGCCTAACTTCTTTGGGTACATTAACTGCGGCAGTTAGCGCAGGAGATAGATTTGTTGTCACTCAAACAACTACTGTTTTATCCACGACTTCGGCCACAAGAAAATTTCATGGAAAACCACTGTATATAGGAACAACCTTTGTTGGAAAAATAGTTCAAGCCAACTATTTTGGAGGAAACACTAATATAAGAATTTATTTAGATAGAGATTTATCTGCGGCTGATAATGGTTCGGCAATTTATACTCTTGCTGGTGACGCTACAAATAATGAAACAAATAAATTAACACACGAACTTTCTTTATTAAATGGCGCACACTTACATGGCGGTAAAGTTATCGCACCATTACACCCAAGCAGAAGCGCATCTTCAAGTGATGATGGAGCCTACAATGTATTAGATTTTCCTACTTACTTTGATTCTGGAACCTTTGCCTTAACTTTATCCGATAGAGCAGGTAGCCAATATTATAGAATAATTAATATGGAAAAAGGAATTGTTAGCCACAATACACCAAAGAAGACTAACTATGCTGCATTTGCTGACCTTAATTATTATGAAAGCATAGTTGCAAAGATACCCTATTATGCTTCTACATATAAATTCAATCCAGCATTCTATATTGATAGCGGATTAGTCAATAATATTACCGGCGTAGATAAAATGGATAATGTAGCAAGACCACATACTTTGCTACAAACTAGAGGTTATGTTCCGGCAAGTGGTTCTAAGTTCTTTGATACTTTAATTCATATGTCTAGTGGATTACCCGAAAAGTATCTTCTGCCGCCAGACCCACATACAAGCACAAGTACATTAAAAACCCCTTATGTCACTCAAGATATTTTAAAACAACCTGACCCAAAAGTTGCAAGAATGTTTTTGTTTGTTAATTCAGATTTAAGACCTTATTCTTCTACAAGAAAAGACAGCCTATTAAACACTACAACAAGGGACATTACCAATTATAACATATTAGCACTAACTGATTCTTCTGTTATTGAAAACTCGGATGCTAAGGACAATACAGGAGTAAATACAAAAACAATTGCTTTTAAAGATGGAAATTATTCTTCTTCATCTATTCTCTCTAGCGAAAAAACCCTTTCTAGTTTAACTAGATTCGGAATGATGCGATTAACAGAACTTTGTTTTGATTGGGCATTTAATCAATTTGACCCAGAAAATCCTCCCGATGGTAATAAAACTCTCCCTAGATTCTATTATCCTCACTTGAATATAGATAACTTAGGAACAATAGCAAGTATCAGTGGAAGTACAATAACAATGAGTGGTACTATTACAATCGCTAACGGTGACTATATTTTAGATAGCGAAGGTAGGTATATTGGTACTGTCGGTTCAAGTGCAACAGTTGGTTCAGATACAGTAATAACTACATCTTCTGCTGCATACGCAACCAATGGAAATGCATACTTCAGTGGTGCTGGATTAAAGGTCACTGTTGCTGATGATGAATTTAAGTCACATCTTATGGGTCATGGTTCCACTGATACATTTGTTGCATTTGACAAAGAAATACATATGCTTAGAAGTGCCGCAATAAATCACGCAGAAAACGCTGGCGGTACGAGTGATGGATATGGTGGTAGTGGGGGTATTGGTCATGCTAATACAGAAGAATTTAATACTAAATATGGCTCCACTTTAGGAAATGCTTCTAGTGATGCAACAAAACAACACAATACCTATGCACCTATTGATTTACAAGCAGGTACTCCTTTAGGAAGTGTAAGCGATGTTGCTTCACATCATCCTTCTCATTTGCTAAAAATAATTGATGGTATTGGAACTTTTGGAGCAGGTGGAGCCGCCGCAAATAATCAACTTTATCTTAAATCTTGGCTACCTGTATTCTTAGATAGATTTTCAATAGAAGATGGAAGTTCATTAGCGGCTTCGGGTATGGTAGGAGCACATATTACAGGCATTACAAAGTTTGAAGATAATACGGGAACAAAATTAAGTATTCTAGGCTACGCTCTAAATGAGAAATTTGCCAACAAAGAAACAAATGAATCTTCTTCTAGCATTACTTACTCAAGAACTGCCGATGGTGTAATGCTTGCATTTAAACCTAAACTAAAAGTAGTCACAGGTGATAATTATATTTCCACAGATAAAGCCATTGGTGCATCGGATATTTATAGATATGGTTTTGAAGAAACTGGACAATATACATGGTTAAAATTTGTTGATTTAACAGGTACTTATTTAGCATCAACTCAAGGAGTTTATAGTGAGGTTGATGGTACACAAGGAGATGTAGCCATGAATGCAACAAAGGGGCTAAACAATGTCAATCCTACTATTTTGGCCTATGTTATTTCTCATGAAATAGACCACGCATATAATAACAGTGGCACAGGAAGGCATATTATCGTCACCGATAGAGCATTAACTTCTGACCATTTCCGTATTCTTCAACCTAATCATACTTGCACATATGATTTTAGCCCTAAGAAAATACAACTAAATACGCTTTCTTCTGCATATACTAAAATGCCATATGAAGATAAAATGTATTCTAATATAAACTCATACCAATTACAGAATGCTAAAGGGGATAGGGACTTAGAAGGAGATAATGAAGGTATTCTTTCTATGTATGTAGCAGTTGATATTGAAAACTTATCTTCCGATACAGAAACAATTGTGACTACTTCTTCCTTAGATACTTTATTAAAAAATAAAGATAGCAAATATTGTATCAGCGATGGTGATAGCATATTTTCTAGTGAATTAGCCTACACTAATGTTTCTACTTACCAAAAATTTATTACTTTATCTTCAATTAAAGAAACAAAAGGAGTTGTTTCAGTTTCGGAAATTACATCAATTACAGTTGGTGGAGAGTCACCAATTGATACTAATTCAAAAAGAGCCATGATTGGTTCTGTTGTTAGTATTTGTCAAGAAGCCGACGACCTCATAGAAGAATTACTTGAAGAACAGGACACATCATTTACTATCACAAAAGAAACTTATCCTCTTTTCGTTGCTCCTAACTTTGATGGCATCAGTATTTTTGAAGCAATTAACTTCTTGCTAAGAAAGAAAGAACAGACCTTAATACAAAAGAATGAAACCTTTGAAATAAAACCAAAAGACTCATCTGGTTTTTACAATGATTTACTGATTAGTGATAATGGCGACATTAGAATATATGAATACGAAGTGTTAGATAGCACATTTGAAGAATATAATGAAATCGTAATCAATGGTAAATCTCACAAATCTAAGAAACAAGACCTAAGAAGCGTGAAGAAGGTAGGGAGAAAAACACTTAAGGTCTTTGAAAGGAAACTAACAACTCAAGAAGAAGTTGATACGAGAGCAAAGGAACTTCTTATTCTTCATAAAGGCGACAATAAAAAACTTAGAATTAAAATAGGACACAATAACATAAGTCAAATTAAAGTTGGTGATGTTGTCAATGTGGAAGTTAAACAAGAAAATATTCCTAGAAATCAATACATTGTTTTAGAAATTACTCACTTAATGACTGGCTTACTTGAATTAGAATTAGGAAAATACAGTAAGCAATTAGAAGATAGATTTTCCGAACTTACTGTTGATGTTGATACTGCTCAAACATTACAGAATACTAGAAATAATGAGCAATCAACTGCTCTTGGTTTCTTAGAAACTGTTAAAATTAAACCAATTAGACTATTAGTTCGCAAACGAACAACAACGGGTTCAATGACACTTGGATTCACGACAGCATTAAATACAGGAACAGCACCACTTGGATTCACAGGTGGGGCCACAATCACCTATACAGACTTAGTGGAGGAAGAATTTTGATAACTGACTTATTACGAGATAAAATTGCAGAATACATAGTAAGCATTGTAAATACTGCGGCTGAAGGAGATGTTGGATTAGGTGGTAATTCAACAAGTCCAGCCGCAACCACATTAGATGTTCCTTTAGGTGTCACTACTTCACAATATGTCGCAACTCGCTCCGGTGACAATGTAGTTGAAATTAAAATAATGGTCGAAGGTTCAAATATTACAGGTAAAGTTATTCGTGAAGCAAGTTTTGGAGCAAATGAAAATAATTTTATAAGTGATGGTAATGATGATTTTATGTTATCGAGAGTAGCATTTGAAGGCGTTGGGCCATTTGCGTCAAACGAACAATTAGAAATATTTTTAATGTTAGAGGTGGAATAAGATGGTCGAGAATAATCCGCACAAGATTTCAACAATGGGACAAGGTGGTTCTTTAGCCGCAATTACAGACGCTTCAGACTTTCCCCATACAGGTTTAATTAAAGGTCTTTCCCTAATGGCAAGACAGAACATCGTTGTAAAAAACAATTCAAATGATTTTGATATTACCCAATCAACTGCTAACAGTGGAACTGTTGCAGTATCAGCAGGAACATACCTTAGAGATGGAAAATTATACACTGCTCAATATAAAACAGGAACAACTGCCGCATCATTTACATTTGGTTCTAGTGAATTAATAACAACCTATGATAAGGGTTATCATCTTGTTGTTGTTGACAAAAATAACTTTATTCTAATACGAAAGCCGACAGTAGCAAATAAAGTACCCGACTACACTTCTGGCGATACTATTATTGCTATTGTTGAATACTCATCAACTACAAGTAGTGGAGCAAGAAATATTCAGTTTTTAACAACAGATAAAGCCGCAAACAGTTTAAGTATTGCATATGATAATTCTAATGTTTATACAGAAGTAGGTAATATTGAAGGAGCAAGCGGTGGAACAACTATTACAAGCACTGGGACTCTTACTCTCGATGCTGATGATACCAAAATAACAGCAAGTTCGGATGGAAAACCAACATTAACATTAGAAAATACTGCGGGAGTTGCTTCTGCCGCTAATGAGCCAGAAATCATCTTTAGCAGAACAGGTGCTTCGGATTCTTCTACATCGGGAGATTTAGGTAGGATTATGTTTAAGGGTAAAGATGATGGTAATGCCACTCATACTTATGCTCAAATAACAGGGGAAGCATTAGATGAAACAGGTGGAACAGAAGACGGAAGATTAAGATTTATTACTGCATTAGGAGGGGCAGACAATACTGAATTTTTAAGAATATCTGGTAGTGAGGGAGTTATCGTTAATCACGATAAAAACAATATTGACTTTAGTGTTATGGGAGATACGAATGACCATGTATTAAATGTCGATGCAGGTACAGAAAAAGTAGGCATTGGTGTCAATAATGCAAAAACAAGGCTAACAGTTGAAGGTGCAATTACATTAAAAGAACAAGCAAACGCAGATGCAGATACAGCCGCTTATGGACAAATATGGACAAAGACCGCTACTCCAAATGAACTGTATTTTACCAATGATGCAGGTAATGATATTCAATTAACAACAGGGGCTACCGGACCACTATTGACAGGAAAACATTCTATTTGGGTTCCTTCTTCGGCCATGACCCCCTTAACAACAAATGGCTGTTCTGCATTAACTCAAGTTGAAATGACAGCAGGAAGGCCGGAATTACAAGTATTGGACTTTGCCGCCGATGCTGACGACCACGCTCAATTTACTGTTGCTTTCCCTAAATCTTGGAACGAAGGAACAGTGACTTTCCAACCATTTTGGACTGTCACAGGAACAAATACAGGTACGGCAGTTTGGAATTTAACGGGTATAGGTGTTGATGATAACTATGTAATTAATAGTAACTATCCTTCAGCAGCCGCTACCGGAGCAAAGGCACATAGCGGTACTTCTAACGACCTTAATGTTAGTGCAGAAAGTTCTGCATTAACGATAACAAATGCTTCTGTTGATAGTGTGACTTACTTTAAATTAAGTTTAGAAACAAGTTCTAGTTCACAAACGGGAACAGTTCGTCTTATTGGTTTAAAAATGTTCTATGATATTAATGCGGGGAATGACGAGTGAGTTTTGGTTATGTTGTTCTTGGTTTCAATTCTTATCCTAAGAGGGGAGAAGCCGCTCCTTCAAATGTATTGATTCAAGATGCCGCAGGTAATGACAATAGATTTACTACTACCATCGGAGGGTCAGCAACTAATGATAATGATTTCCAAGCCCCCTTTGCTGTTCAAGCAGGGCAAGCCATAACTTTTGGTTTTTATTCTCAACATA